ATTTTTTTATATTTTCTTTTATAAATTTATATTTAAAACTATTTTTAATATCATGTAATTTATATACATCTTCTCTAATTTTTAAAGAAAAATCAATTTTTGCAATTTTCCATTCAAAGTTATTAACAGAATTATCATATTCTATTGGTGAAATTATATTTGCATTAAACTTAATTTTATTTACTTGATCTACAATTTTCCAAAAATATTGTTTTACTGCTACAGTTTCTTTATCTAACCATTGTAAATGTGCTATAAAAATTGCATTTGGATTTATGCTTGCAGTTTTTCCTGGATTCGGTAGATGTTCAGAATGCATATGAGCATTTTTAAATTTACAATCCTTTCTATATGATGCAATTCTATCTTTAAAATTCATGCCCCAAGGACCATCTACACGAATTTCATTTTTTCCTGTATATTGAATCCATTGTGCAAAAAATAAAGTATCTATATTTGTATTTAAAATTTCTTCTAATTGTTCTTTAGATATTGTTCCATCTAGATATTCATCAGCATCTAAACATATTATATTTCCACTATACTTCAATGCTTCATCTAAAAGTTTTTGTCTAACATTAGATTCGATGATCAAATTTTTTTCAGTATGATTTGCCCGTAATACTTCGAATATATTATACTTTTCTTTATTTTCTAATAAAAATTCATAGGTTCCATCGTCAGAATCGTCATCCATGAAAACAAATCCATCTGCGTATTTTTTCCATACTGGCATCATCTCTCTTAAAAGATGAATTTCATTTTTTATCATCGTAATCTGTACAATCATATTTTTAATATTCTTTCTATAATGTTATCACAATATTGTTTTGCTTTTTCAAAATTATTATTTATTTTTTCTAAATTATTATAATAATATTCATTAGTAAATTTAAAATTTACAAGATCTTCAAGTCTTAACCAATATGATGTATCAAAAAAATCTGATATATTTGGACATCCCCAATATACTGGAATAGTTTTAGTAATTAAACAATCAATTAATTTTTCAGAAAGATAATTTACTTCTTCTGTACTTTCAATTGCTACTGAATACATGCTATTAAATAGATGTATTTTATCATCATTTGGCAATGTTGGAACATTTGGTATTATGAAACGTGTTGAACTATAAAATTTTTTAGATACATCAATTTTATCTTTATTTTGAAAAATAATATGTCTTAGATTATAACCAGGTTTTCCCGATAAAGATCCACATACCATAGAAAGACTTAATTCTTTCTTAAGATTTCCTAAATTATCAGTAAATTTTCCAAATGAATCTGGATGATGTTTTGATTTATTTAACCATGTTGTACCATACACCATGAACTTTGCATTTGAACATTTATCTAAAACTTCTGGATTTGATGTTACAATTTTATCATACTTTTTATGATGTTTTATAATATTTTCTACAGATTCAACCCATCTAGAAGTTGTTGGTTCATTTACATGACAAAATATTTTGTATGAATTTTCTTCAGTAAAAGATGGTTCCCCATTAGGAAATTGATTTGTACCAAATCTTGTAAAGTGTATTTCTGTTGCAGAAGATACATGTGGTATTTCTTCTGGAGATATCATGTAATAACCATTTATAATTATAGGTTTCATCTATTCCCCACTAAATTAAATTTGACAACATCTTCGGTCAATCCCATTTCTCTCAATGATTTTTCTTTAGAAGTACCGTCAGCAATTCCCATAGTAATCATTGGTTGCATTCCTTCTGGGATGCCAGTTCCTGGCCATATTGCATAATTGATTGGCAAACATCCCAATTTCAGTTTATCCATAAATTTTGGAAGAACTACACCCATTAAGATCTCATGATCAAAAACTTTTTGACCATTTCCCTTTTCATTTTCTTCACACTGTTCAATCCAATATTTTATGAATTCTTCTACTAATTCATTATATGAAAAATATATTGGAGATGCTTTTGGAAATCTTGGATCTCTTGTCGGATTAATAGATTGATATGCAAATCCTAGATCAACCTTTCCTTCCATTTCATCAAATACACTAAGTTCATTATGAATTAGTGAATCCACATCCATCCAAACAAATGGTTTTTTCTTTTCTTGAAAAATGTCAAGAATAAACTTTGGTTTTGCTAAACAATTTAAACGATATTCTCCTCTTGATGGAAGTTCACGAATATCATGTGGAATATTATTCTCGTTACAATTTATGCGAAAACGACGAGCATGGTCGCTATAATATGTTCGATCATCAATATCACAATAGAATGAAACAATTTCAGTTTTCATTTATTTGTTTATACAGCATATCATCTGCTGAGAGCAGATTCTGTACCCTTTCAAAGTTATCACTAACCGCATCTAGTTTACTATTGTACAATTCTTCAGTTAAACTGTCAATATCAAAATCAGGAGTAAGTTCAATTATTCCTTCATGATTGAAGTAATTACCAATATCAGGAGTACCCCAATAGACTGGAATAGTTCCAGTAGCAAATGCGTCTGTTAGTTTTTCAGTATAGTAAGTTTCATACTTATCATTCTCAATAATTAAAGAGAATCTATAATCGTTGAGTGCTTCTTCTTTTCCTTCGAATGGTTTACTACCAAGACGTTTTGATCCAGCAACTCCACCAAAAAGATCAATCTTATCTTTAAACTTATCAGCAAAGTGATGGCGAAGAGCGTGACCAAATGCATACTTTTTTGGAGATCCAATTAGAGAACAATTTTTTGTTTTATTGTGAACTCCAACATCACGAACCCAAGGAAGATTGCTGCCAGCAAATGCAAATTTAATATTTGGATACTTCCCTACTATTGATCTTTCAGTTGTATATACAACATCATATGCATTTGATATATCCAGTAAATGCTTTTCCCATAGATCTCTAGGAATAGCAGACATATGAAAAATTGCACGGGACTCACATACCCATGCAATCTTTCTCTCCCCTGGTTTTTTATCTACATTCATTCCAAAAGCAATACCAGCATCAATATAAACTTTGGTATCACAATCTTCTCTGGTCCATTCAAATAATTTTGTTTTTAAATTTGAGCAAGAAGAATGTTCAAGTAGAAATGGAGCACCAATTGCTTGCATTTTATTCATGATATAAATCTCCACCCATATCTATATCACTTTCCGATGTGGTACTTTGGAATCAATTGCCAATCTTTCTTTTCTTTGTGTGGAATAATTTTTAGTCTTGCTAATGAGAGTTGTGGTTCAGCAAACTTGGCAGAATCAACTGCATTCACCAGACCCCAATCTACTAAAAGTTTAACTATTGTATTTCTTCTCCCAAGATCGTCTACTGACATATCACTTTCTAGACCATCTAGTATAAACATTTCTTTAAAATGCATTATAGCATATCTTCCACGCTTGTGTAAAATATGACAAGATTGGTATAATCTTTTGTCTTGTTTTGAAGAAACTCCAATTCTAGTTAAAGTTTCTTTGACTTTAAGAAAGTCTTCTTCTGTCTTTAATTGTACTTCTACACCCAATCCCTCAAAAATATCTTCCATAATATGCTCCATATTATAGAAAATATTTATTATTTTAGCGTTTTTGACCACCTTTGTTGGTCATTTCCTTGATCTTATCCATAGGCAATAGTGTTTCTACCTCCATCGCTCTCTTTGTAGAGTATCCGAAAACCTCTTTAATATATTCTATATTGCTATTTTCTTCAGGTTTTACCCATTTTGAGAACCGTTTTCGTTTAGAAACCGAATGTAAAAGATAGTCATATTGCATTTTCTTATCCAAAAATGGCATATGATTCATTCGATTTGCATGAAAAATAGTGTCTGGAAAATAAGAAAAACATTTATTAACCACAAATGGAAGGTATTCCTTTTCCAGTTTTGAATCTTCAGAAATTAAATTCTTTTTGGTCTGATTGATGGAATTTAAGAATTCGGATAGCATATTATTTAAAAGCACAAGACATCATGATCTGAACTAGGCAAGCGACTAGATTGATCTCCTGATCTGCTACAAATGCGCTACGATACTGCGCTTCTCCTAAGATTATAATTGCCTCTGGGATACTCTGATTCTCCAGAACGTCCCCTAATGAGTCGTAGATTTTCCTATAGACTTCCTGTGGCGAAGTCTCTGCATTGAGTGCTGCCCACCTACGAACCCCTGCGAAGTCTTTATTACGAAGAGAACCGACCAGATTCTTAATTTCAGAATCAGCAATAGAAGTCAGAATACCAACATCAATTGATCCAGAGACACTGTATCTTTGAAGTTCATTCAAAATACGACGCATATCTGGGAAATGCTTCATGATAAGTTGTCCTAGAACCTTCTTATCATGCTTGACACCTTCCTGGTTTAGAATGAAAGAGCATCGCTCCATCATCTTCGCAGCGATTTGTGGTTTTTCAGATGGAGTAAGCACAAAGTCAATGCAAGTGCATCGTGAATGAATAGGTTCAATAATCCGCGACTTATAATTACAAGTTAGAATAAATCTACAATTATTTGCAAATTCTTCGATTGCTCCTCTTAGAGCGGGTTGAATGCTATTTGCATTTGAGTAATCAAACTCATCAAGAATAACAACCTTCTTGACATCACCACTTAATGAGACTGTGCTTGCAAACTGGCGAATCTTTGTTCGAAGAGTATCAATATTTCCCTCTTCCGAGCAATTGATCAGAATCCAATCACAATCCATCTCATTACAGAGTGCCTTTGCAACTGTAGTTTTACCGACTCCTGCTGTTCCCGAAAACAGTAGGTTTTGTGGTTCCCCCTTAGCAACCATGTCGCTAAAGGTTGATTTTAGCGACACGGGGAGAACACACTCTTCAATTGTTTTTGGTCGATATTTTTCGACCCATAGAAAATTTTCTGGTTTCATATTATCCATCATAACGTGAAGTGTTTGCTTCCATAGCAAACCAATACTTGAGAGGAATGTTTTTATTCACGAATTCACCTACAATATTATTGGCAAAATTGATCTTATAATCTCCTTGTAGGATTTTAATATTTTCCATCTTAAAATGGAACATAAATTCTGGAACTGGAGATTCTGAATTTGCTAAAGTAATCTTGTAACTATTAGATGTTGGATCTGAGATATCCGATACCATCACAATGATGTTATCATCATCAGAAGTAAAGATAAGATCTGGGAGTTGCATTACTGAGGATGCCTTCTGTAGTTCTAGAAAGTTCTTCTCTGTCAATTCAATTGACAGATCAACTGGAGGCATGTTTACATCCTTTGTTGGAACAGAAAGAAGTCTCGGTTCTGAATAATAATAATTCACAACTGAGTCTCCACCATTCTTGATCTTTACACTCTTTTCTCCAAATGTAAAATTTGGATTATTGAAAAGACTTACAACACCAAGAAACTTGTTAAGATCCCAGATACCAAACTCAGTATCAAAGGTTTCTTCTACAGAAGCAACTGCCATACCATTTTTAGAAGGTGTAATCGTTTTGATTACATTTCCTGGTTTGACTAGGAGGTTAGAGTTGAGGGTTGCAAAATTTTTAAGAATTGAAAATGTATTTTTTGAAAGATTCACGGTAGTCATAGTATTATCTCATCATTTCATCATCATCAAAGTCATCATCATTTAGTCCACCAGTAACATAATCTCGTAAATTTTGCTTAAGTCGATTTCGTTCTGAATTCTTCTCTTTCTTTGCTACAGACTTCAACTTAAACTTAGGAACTTGATTATTCTTTTGATCACGATTCTTAAAGTTATCATTATTTTCGCGTGTCATATGTTGTCCATTATAGCATCATTAATTTAAAACTCAACCCAAATCTGGTCATTTTCTTGTTGTATGAGTGTGTAAACAATCCCATCACTTGGTTTATACCAACGATCTCCTGCATTTAGAGGATTATCATCAGGTGAAGATTCCGATATATAAAAAGATTGATTTTCGCTAATCTCTTTCCAAACACTTTCTCCAATTGGAGTGGTTGGAATCTTAAAAGAATTTGGAGATATTGCAACGTAAGTTTTACCATTATATTCAACTGAATCACCGATCTTATATAGATTTGGTTTTCCGTCAGGATCGTATTGTTTATACTTTCCTCTAAAATTAATGTTATCTGACTTATTCATTTAGTTATTTATCATCTTGCTAAAATTATTCTTCTTTTCGAATGTTATTACGTTTGAAAACTTATCCATTAATTGATCTGCTTTATGACTAATAACATATACATTGCAATTCTGACTTACTGTCTTTAACAGTTTCATAAGTTCATCCATACCAACGCTGTCGAGAGATGAATCAAATACTTCATCTAGAATTAGAAGATTGCAATGGACACTATTTTTCATTTTTGCAATTTCTCTCCAAGAAAGAAGTAGTGCAAGATCGATACGCATCTTTTCACCTTCACTAAAATTCATGTAACTAAATTCATCTCTGTGTCTGGATTTGATGTGTTCATTGAATTCTTCGTCTAGGTGGAATTGTACAAAGAAGTCCATAGAAGTCAAGAATTTATTAATAAATTTATTCATGTGGGGCAAATAATACTTAATAATTTTTGCCTTGACTCCACCATCCTTTAAAAGATCACTTGCAAGTTCATGATACATGAGATCGTCTGAAAATTGTTGCTTTTCCTCATCTAAAAGAGAAAGATTTGATCTATAAATTTTCAACTGCTCAGATTGATTCTGAATCTCATCAGTTAGTGATGTTTTTTGTAGGGAAGATTCTATACGTTTAATTTCATTCTTAAATGCTTCGATATCTCTATTTAATTGCTTTACATGGTCAAATATTTTTTGTGCTTCTTTCAGACCTTCCTCTAAACTTTCAATATTGAATTCAATATCTTTTATAGATTTATTTCCTAAATCTATCTTATGCTGAATTTCTGATATTTCTAAATTATTTGAAAGAATTTTATTTTTCTTTACCGCATCGTCAATATTCTGAGAACATGTTGGACATGTTTTATTTTCTTGAAAGAATTTTATTTCTTTTTCAAATTTCTTAAGTTCTGCCTCTATTTCTCCAATTGCTTTCGTAATACTTAATATCTTATTTTTATTTTTCTTCGTTATTTCCAAGTTGAAGTTTATATCTTCTTCTGGATCTGACGAAATATTACACATTATCCAAGATTCTTTTTCTTCTATATTTTTCTTAAGTTCTTCAATTCTGTCTAGTTTTTCTTGATTATCTTCTTTGTTTTTCTTTTGGAGTGTATTAATTAAGTTTTCTTGTGAAGAAATCTTTGCTTTTTCGATTTCAATCTTAGAAGCATAATTTCTTAAAGTTTCCTTTAATGAGAGAATCTTACCTTTTAGTACAACATTCATGGTGCTAAAGATATTGATATCAAGAATATTTTCAATTACATTTCTACGATCAGAAGCACTTAATTGCATAAATGGGACAAACGCAGAACTACCAAGAATCACTACCTGAGTGAATGTCTTGTAATTCATCTTTAGAATTTGTTGTTCTAGAAGTTCTTGATAATCAAGACTTTTTGCATCCTGATTCAGAAGATCACCATTCTTATAGATTTCAAACAGTCTTGGTCCTAGACCACGACGAACAATATAAGTATCCGATCCACGTTCAAATTCAATCTCAACTAAGCAACCTTTTTCATTCACAGTATTCACTAACTGTGGAATATTGATCTTTCTGAATGGTTTTCCAAATAATGCAAATGTGATTGAATCTAAAAATGCAAATGATTTTCCAGAACCATTATTGCCGCATATTAGTGTTGAATTATTTTTATCCAAGACTATTTCTGTCATATTGTTTCCAAACGATCCAAAATTTTTAAATTTTATCTTCTTAAAAATTATCATACTTTTAGACTTTCCATATAAAGATCACTAATCAATGTCTTTAATTTTACCTTATCAAAGTCACGTTCTATTGCATCAATTTCTCTTCCAATGATACTCATTGTATCATCACTCTCCTCAAACTGAACATCTGAGTTTATCTCTAGAGAATCCTCTAATACGGAAAGATTTTGAATGCCTTTTTCCCATAGAGCATCTATAAACTTATCAAAAATTACTTGTTTATCTTTTACTCTTACGTTTACTTTTACAAAAGTTCCTTTTAATTTTTTCTCACTTATAAACTTTGCAATCTTTTTGATCTCTTCTTCGGAAGAATCATCATATGTAAACAGATGAAAAATTTCATTATCATTCTCTATAAATTCTAAAGTATTGGATTCAGTATCAAATACATGGAATCCCTTTTTAGAATATACATCTGCAAAGTTCATCTGATATGCAGTTCCAAGATAATGAATATTTCCCATACTCTGCTTGATATGAAAGTGACCAGAAAGTACTCGTTCGAAACGATTAAATTCTGACACCTTAAACCCTGTTGTATGATATACTCCATTAATCACTTGAAACCCTACAATTTCAAAGTGACCACCAATCATTTTACATTTAGTAGTCTGAATAAATTTTTGAATTTCCTCTTCATTTTCTTTTGTTATCCAAGGAACAATACCAAAATTATATCCATTTAAATATATTACTGATGGTTTTTCATAGATTGAAACATTTAAATATCGATCCTCAAGAATCTCTTTGATTGAATTTAAATTATTTGTATTCTTATAATAAGTGTCATGATTTCCAATAGTGATATGTAAGTGTATTCCTTCATCGTGAAGTCGTTGAAAGAATTTATCACGCACTGTAGAAAGTGTATTGAAATTAATATATTTTCTACGGTCAAATAAATCACCAAGATGAATGACGGTTCGAATATTATTTTCCTTTAAATAAGGAAAAAATTGTTCTTCAAAAAATGCAATAGCATTCTCCAAAAAGAAAGGAGAGTCATTTCGAACTCCAAAATGGGTATCACATATAAATGCTACTTTCATTTCTTCTTTCTCCTTTTTCTTTTCTTCTTCTGTGGTGGTTCCAATTTTTCAATATCAGTTTCAGTTAAAGAAAAATTCTTTTGTAGGAAATCCGAATATGAAGAATAATCTGGTTGACCTTTTAACCAGTCAACCAGTTTACCATCAATATCATTCATTTGTAATGATTTGTATTTAATATATGCTTGTTTCTTTTCTTTTTCAATTCTACGCAAAAATGCATAGTAAATAATTTGTGTAAAATATGAAAAAGGATTTGATGACTTTGTTGGATCAAAGTTATGAGCATACAGTAAACAATTCTCGACACCATCGCCTACCATATCTTCTCGAAATGGATAATTTATAAAATTTGGACGGTGGGATAAATGTTCTGCAATCTTTAGAAAAGATTCTGCAATATAATCTGTAACTGGTGGGCGTGGATCACCACATGCTTCTGCTGAGTCCACTTTCTTTTTCCATTCCATCATAGATTTACAGAAAAATTCATTATCTATGTAATGTTTAAAATTTTTAGTTGGTTTTTCTTTCATAGCAATTAGTATATCACATTTTTAGTAAAAAGCAACTACTAACATTTTTTTGAAATAAAATAAGTTAACTCTTGACAAGATTCTGAAGATGAGTGTATAATTTCTGTGTGGGAATGAGAAGAAAGATTCTATTATGAAGATGATGATTAGTTATAATCATCAGATTTAGGATCTGGATTCCAATCTGAATAACGATTTCCAAAATCTTTACGATCCTTTTCATCACCAGTGAAACGATTTCTTTTCTTAGTTTCATTGATCATTTTAAGTAGATCCTTTGGGTTTAAAATTCCAGCAGTAACAAGATTCATAATAGTCTCTCCTGGAATCATCATTGATATATAAATACCACTTCTTTCACTTTCATCTTCTTCCATTTCTGGTGAAAGATTTTGTTTTCTTCTTTTTGATTTTCTTTTTCGTTTCTTTTGAGATTGTTCTGCTTCAAAAGGATCATCTAAATCTAAGTCTGGAGCAAGCGGTGTATCGACAATTTGTTCTGCAACATCGTCTAGAATTGCACCTAAAAAGTCTTGAAACAAATCTGCTGCTTCTTTATCTTCAATTGATTGTTTGTTTACAATATCTTTAGTATTTACTATTTTTTGAACATCTTCAGTTTTTAGATGTATATTGTATAACTTTAAAGAATCTTCATTTGCATCATATAAATTTACGATATGATTTTTTGGAAGTGTTGTGGTTTTTGTTGTTGTATTGCCCAACCAATCCTTTAAAACTGTCATATCATATGCACCACCCATTGGTGCTGAAATCAGATTTGTTTTAAACAACATTGGATTCTGAATACTATAAGAAGTTTTCTTTTCTTCAAGAATTTCAGAAATAATTTCTTCGCCACTTCTTAGACGGAAAATTTTAATATTCATTTATTCTCCTAAATTTATTCTGGTCTTCTTGAACTTGAACTGCTCATTAGTATATATGGTAGTTCGTTCATCCAGATGTCTAAGAGAATGGTTTCTATACTTGCCATAACTTAGATCATCTCCAATATCATACACAGTCACTTTATCTTTGGTTTCGGATTTTCGAAGACCTCTTCCAATAGATTGTAGCACACGAATGACTGATTTTGAAGGTGATGCGAATATTATGGCATGAATATTCTTAATATTAATTCCCGTGCTACATGTTCCATACGAAGCAACAAGAACACTATTGTTAGACCTATCAACAATATTTCTTATCTGCTCTCTCTCATCAATTTCCGTATTTCCGCAGATAAGGTATGCATTCTTTTTATTTTCTTTTGATATTTTTTGAAATAACGGTACTCCATGCTTTCCAACAAAATTGAAAAGAACAAGCACATTACCAGAAAGACTATTTGCAAGATTGCATATAAAATCATTTCTTTTATTATTTAGGACTAACCATTCTATTTCTTGTTGATATTTTGCTCTCTTTATTTCTTGAACAGCAGATGGTGGATATTTCAACAACAAACAGTCAATATTTAAATCGGCAAGAACTTCTCTGTCGATCAATTCTTTTGTAGATGTTACTTGATAAACAGTTCCAAATAGACCTTCTAACACAAGTTTATGAACCTGTGTTCCGTCTAAAGTTCCAGTCGTGCCGATTCTATAATTGCAATTTTTAAGTTTTGTCATTATTTTAATTAATGACTTTGCTTTAAATAAGTGAGATTCATCTCCAATTACAGACTCAAACTGGTCAAAAAATGACTCTGGTTGATTGTACACACTTTGCCAAGTTGTAATAACAACTCTAGCATCAGTTTCTTTTTCTTGTCCAGAATATATCAAATGAATATAGTTTGATATTTTCTTTGTATTTGCATAATCTTCAAAGTCAGATTTTAATTGTGTAACCAATCCAGTAGTTGGAACAATGATTAATATTTTCTTTTGAGTTCTTTTTAGCAACTCAAGAAGTATAAAATAAATTATAAGACTCTTTCCACTACCAGTTGGTGATATCAGCAATGCCCTACGATTTTCTACAGCATGTCTCACAGACTCAATCTGATAATCATGCGGTTGAATCTCGGATCCTCTAGAATAGACTTTAGGAAATTGTAATTGACTTATATCTTCCTTTAGATCTATATCATATGAAACTTTATATCCATTATCAGATGCAAACGATAAAATATAAGGAATGAGTCCAGCATATATTCTATTTGTTAGAATATTGAAAAGTCGAATCTTTCCATCCCATTTCTTTCTACGAAATGCTGGATTATATTGAGAATTTGGAATGCGAAAAGTAAAGAAAGATGATAACTCTTTAGCGATAGACTTTTCGCATTCAATCTCAACATATACAGAATCAACTTTACGAATCTTTATCATACACCCTGTGTGAATTTAATCCATTCGATCATAGATCGAATGTTCCAAATTTTATTTGATATAATCTTTGCAACACTTTCAATATAATTTATTTTTTCTTTTTGAATGAAGATTTGATTTCTAAGATTGATAATATCACCATCACTATCGATAAAGCGATCAAGATCATTCTTGAGTATGTTGAGTTCAAATGGTTCCCATCCCTTTTTGGATAATTCTTCTTCTGACATTTTGCCAGAATAGTATAACCATTTATCTCTATTTAAGATATTCATCTTAGATTCAAGAGTTTCTAGATATACTTTTTCATCCATCAACATACACAAATACTTATTGTGAAGTTGTGGAAGTTTTGATGCCTCATCATCAAGATGATTAGCATCAATTGCAGTATCCATTTCTGCATTTATTTTAATTTTAGCAATATCACTTAATTTCATAATATAAAATTCCTTTTATTAGACACAACTTGGTACTGTATTATTTGCAAATATTTCATACTCATAATGAGAATAAGAAAAAGTTGCAGTTGCTATACTAGTCTCAGCATCTTGTAGAGAGACATCAAAATCAACTCCACCTAAGTATGTAGGATACATGTTTTTAAACTTAAACGCTATTATTGGTGAGTATTTACTATTTAACACTAAAAGATATCCAGTAGCAGTTTTTTGTTTTTCTGCATATCTTTCATTCTCTCTTTTGTAGTTTACACCAATATCTAACATCCAATCGTATAACTCCAACCAATTTTTCATATTTTCATCAACAGCAAATCCAACTTGTAAGTCTTCATAAACATATGAAGTTCCTGGTCTTTTCAACACCACTCCTGTTGCATTTGATTGTGTTGATGTTCCAAATGAAACTGAAGGAATATTTGCTCTTTGACAAAAGTATGTCACAGTGGGGCAACGTGTTAATATAAACTGAAATCTATTACCAGTTAATTTATTATTTGTCGCTGGTTCAAAATTATTCTGATTTAAAAAATCTCCAGGCAATTCACTGAGAATATAACTTGGTATATCACTAATGACTTGTTGAGGATTGTTCGTAGGCATACTATTATTTATAAAAGAAAACTCACGAATTTCTTCGTGAGTTTCCCAGATTTATTTTGGATTATCTGAACTACTTATCAGAATCCAGTGTTACCGTGAAGGTTCTTAACTGCGAATAGACGGTAGTATGCATTGCTATTTTGCTCAAGACCATCACCATTTGGATCTGACCAAGCAGCACGACCTCTTGCAAATGGATTTGCAACTAGACCGTAACGAGTCTTGAATCCAATCTTGGGTTGGAAAGTATCTTGACCAACTGCACGTACCATTTGTAGAGGAACGTATGGGCAGTAGAACATACCAGCGTCATATGGTGATTGACCCTTATAACCAACACAAACGAAGTTTGCATTGCTTGCAACGAATGGATCAATGAAGACCTTAAACTTATTGTTGAGGATACCAGCGAAGACGTTGCCAGTATCATCTACTTGCATGTCAACATTAAGTGCTGGTGAGAGATTTAGGAATCCACCCATTGCAAGTGCTGAAGCAACGTCAGCAGAGCAAACGATGAAGTTACCCTTACCTCTACGAGTTTCCTTAGCGATTACGTTTGCTTCACGTTCGATTTGGAACATAAGTCCACGGAAGCGTTCTGCTGACCAACGACCATCTGAGTCATTGAGAAGATCGTATACGCCACCTAAACCACCAGAAATTTCTTTAAAGTATAGATCTGATTGATCACAACCAGTCTTAGCAACGTAGTACATGCCTCTGAGAATTTCTCTGTTGATTTCATTCATGATTTCAACTGAGAGAATGTTTGCAAGTTCAGACTCTGCATCAAGTCCGTGAACTGCACGAAGATCTTGTGCAAGTTCGGTGGTATATTCTGCCTTGAGTGCGCGTGTACGTGCTTGAACTGCAACACGCTCAATGCTAAATGCCATTTCACGGAATGGATTAGATGATGAATCACCTAATGCTTCTGCTTGTGATGTAAGCATACCACGGAAAGTGGTGAATGGATCTGATCTTGTAACACCAGCAATACCAAGTTCACCGTATGGAGTTAGACCTAAAGTGTATCCACTAAGTAAATTACCAGTACCAGTATAACCTTCACCAGCAGCACCCTTAACAATACCAACGCCAGATGCACCAGCAAATCTTGCCCAAGGTTCATCGAAGAGTGCTTCGGTTGTTGTAGGACCAGTTACACCGTTGTACTTAGCGCGCATTGCGAAGATAAGACCAGTTGGTGCGGTCATTGGTTGAACGCCAGCGATATCGTAAGCAACGACGTTAGGCATTGCACGACGAACGAGTGAGATAAGAACTGGATCATATCCAGCGAAGTTTCCTGCTGCTCCAACTTGACCAGTTGTGAAGTTGCCACCGATGCTATTAGTTGGTGCTGCTTCGAAAAGATTTTGTTGTGTTCTTTCTTCTTGAAGTGCTTTTACTTGATTTTCGAGAAGAACTGCTGTGACCTTCTTCTTGTGATAATCACCGATTGAAGGAAGATCTCCGTGGTCGAGAACTGGGGACCACTTTTCTACTAATTGATCGTAAGGTGTCGTTTCAAAATCTGCCATTTTTCTCTCCTTGTATGTCTTTTTATTTATTAAACTTTAAATTTTCAGATAAAATTGTCCTGAACGATTCCTGGGTTGATTAATTCTGAAAGTTTTTCAGAATTTTGTGCTGGTCTTGGTTTATTGCGTTGCATAGTTGAAATTGCTTGAACAACTGAATTCATAATTGGATTTGCTGAATCAGTCGCAACATACGATCCACTATTTTCAGTCAAGAAACCTGATTGTGTTGAATATTGAGTTGTTGTTGGTGCATTTTGACCAAAGTATGACTCTTTGAGAAGAGCAACCTTTTGTCTATATTGATTTACGCTGTCAAACTCAATTCCTTCTGCAAGTGATGCAAGTCTTTCAACTTGAGTATCTGCAAGATCAGAAGTTTGCTCAATAAACGCTTCAGCACAAAGTCTTGCAGTAACTTCATTTCTGAGTTGAACATTTTCTGCAATAGTGCGATTTAATGATTCTTGAAGTTCGCTGTTTGCTGCATACATGTCATCAAGAACATTATATTTTTCATTTGGAACATCAATGAATGAACTTTCGAAAAGATCCTTCAATTGTGTGATGAAGTTTTCAGCAATTTCGGTTCTAAGACCTCTCTCAATTGCAACTTGATTTTCTTGCATCCATTCGTTGATAACATATGACAAATATTGATCAAGATGTTCAACAAGTGATTCAGTCGAATGTGAAGTAGTTTCCTGAACGACTTCTCTTGCTGCTTGAGTTTGTTCTGCCATCAACTCTTTTGCTGCTTGAACAATATGTGCTTCAATAAATGCAACTCTTTCATTGATTGCTGCTTCAAAAATGGTCTTTGCCTTGAACTTAAAATTTTCTGAAAGATTTTCACCATCAAATAAACTATTGAGATAATCTTCTTCCATTACCTCTTCTTGACCACCCATTCCAGCATACATTCCACCCATACCACCCATACCACCCATTTGTGGTTGTTGTGGAGCATATCCTTGTGGAATGTTTCCCATAGCAGCACCACCTGGTCGCAATGAACTCAGGTTCATTTGCCCAGTCATTGGTTGTGCAATCGGGGGATTAATAATTGCACCCTTTCCGCTGCCATCATTGTAAAGATTTGTATCTGAGTATGCGCTAGTGTAATCCATATATTTCTCCATTAATAAGTCTAAAAACTATTTAGATATTTTTTATTTTTCACTAAACTAAACCTGTCTCTAATCCAATTCTAAATTGATTAGCACCCCGTGCTAATAATTGATTTTTTCTTTGTATATTTTTAATATTTCTAAGAGTCTGTAAGGTATCTGCTGCTTTTCTGGGATTTACTGATAATATTTGTGATATTCTTTGTTTTACGCTAGGAGGAGCAGATCCTGGACTTGTTTGTAAGGATGAAAGTCCTTTTGGACTCGTAAGAGCAGAAGTGGAAAATTGTTTAGATGCTCTTCTTCTTTGTTTATATTCTTTAGATGCTTGTGTATATCTTGCTAGATTTGGATTACTACTCAAAACACTAGTTTTTATACTTGCAGCGAGTGCTCTTTCACTTGCAGAAGGAGAATATTGTAAATTTATAATCTCTCTGGGAGTAAATCCAGATGCCTTATGCATGGCAGAATATAATATTCTATTATCTATTTCTTGTGCATGTGCAAGTCTACGTTGTTGACTTGTTCTATTTAATTCATGTGCTTTTTGAAGAAGTCTAAAACCATATTCTTTTCCAGCAAGTCCTAATCGTTGTCCAAATCCAGCAAATAAATCTTCATTGATTTGTTGTGCAATATTTGGAATATTTGCACGAATATGGTTATATGAATTTTCACTCATACAACCACCCTTTTTATATTTTTTTGACTTATATTTCATAGTCTTCTCAAGAAATCAGAAAATAATCTAATAGCGTTTTCTTCTAAGTTTCTTCTTGATGTGCGTTTTAATTGTTTTTGATATGAAGCGATTTGTTGTTCTTTGAGAATACCATTATCCCAGATCCATTCTTTTCCTTCTAAAATTCCATTTACGAATGCATTTGGAGCAGAAGGATCAGCAACAATATCAATTGCTGCAAGTGTAAAGTCTGGTTGAACATAATTGACATTTCCCTCTTTCTTCAAAGATCCCATACCTCTTGAAGAAACACCTAACTGAGCACCTTCATCAATTAAATTTTTAACAATTTTACCCATTGGAGTATCAATAATTTTTGCTTTACCAATTATTTGATTTCCACTCTCATTTAGATTTGTAATAATGTGGGATACTCTATCTAAATTTACAGTTGGACCAGATGGGTGATTTAATTCACCAAGTGCTCGTTTTTTATCAACATATTCTGTGTTATATCTTCTCATCTCTTTGAGAAGAATATCTGGTTTATAAACTCTTCCATTTCGATTAACAACACCAGACTCCATCATTACACCTTTGATGAAGTAGTTCTTTCCACCCGCTTCGTTTGATTCTACGATTGTCTGGGTATCTTCAATTGTTTCTGTAATTAATTTCATGGAGAATCCTATTATGATTGATCTTCTTCGTCTTCTTCATCATCTTCATATTCTTCCTCTGCCATCTCTCCGATGAGATCAAGATATTGATGAGCAATTTCTTCAATTTCTTGTTCTGAAAGTTGTTCGCCTGTTTGCTCTTGAATTTCTTGAACAATATCACGAATATCATTTTCAAACGATTCGACTAAAGAATTTAGATCTTCATCTGGTTCATATCCAGCATTAATAACTCCTGCTTCAGTTGAGGGTGTTACTCTTTTCTTTTTAGATCTATTTGGATTTATAACATCAGTTGAATTTCTTTCAAAGAAATCTGCTAAAGCAGAAGACATTTGACCAGTATTTTGATAATCACTTAATGCTCCTGCCAATGCAGAACCATCAGGAATTCCTTCAGTCCAACCTTCTCCTTCTTGAATGTTATCTCCAAATGGTTCATATCCAGCATTAATAACTCCTGCTTCAGTTGAAGGTGTTACTTTTTTCTTTTTACCAGTTCCAACTGGTGGATTTTGTTGAAAATATGCTGCTAGTGCTGGAGACATTTGACCTGTATTTTGATAATCACTCAATGCTCCTGCTAATGCATAACCATTTGGAATTTCGCTTGTCCAATCTTCTTGAACTTTACCCATTTTTGCTTTAATTGCTCTATCTCTTGAACCTTTCCACTCATCGGTAGATGATTCAACTTTACCATCTTTATCATAATCTTTCTTTGCCATTTTTCCTTCATTAAAAACAGATGGTGCAAATTCTACAAGTTTTTCTTCAAGTGCTTCACCCATTTTAATCATGAGTGCTTCATTGATTAATTTTTGTGCAGTGTAAAGATCTCCAGTTTGAAGAGATTCAATAATTTCTTGTGCTTTCGACATTTTAATTTCTCCTAATTTTATTTATTTATTGTTGTTCTTCAGGATTTAAAAGACCAAGTTGTTGCATTTGTAATTGTTGTTGAATTTGCTTTTGTCTGTCAACTTCAATTTCCTGATCCATCTTGACCATCTCATCATCTGTTTGTTTGAGAATATTTTTACGAATATAATTAGTTGAGAAGAACATTCCGTTATAAGTTGCCAATGTATTTAACATATCAACTTTTTCTCTCAAAACTTCATTTTCCTTGAGATCTGTAAAATAGGAATCTTTGCTAAAAATTATACGCAAATCTTGATAATTTTTAGTCCAATCTTCTTCAGTCATAACACCACGAAGAATGCATTGTTTCTTTAATAAATCCATAAAAAGAACAGAAAATTTATTCTGTAATCTTTCAATAAATTTAAAGAATTTAACTTCATCTCTGGTGATTTCAGAACTTCTACCTAGATTAAATCCAGTCTGAACTTCCATTCGAGTGAGTGGAACATTTAATGCTCTGTATAATTTTCTTAATAAGTAATCAACATCTTCCATTTGACTTAAATTTTGACCACCTGGGAGTGTTGTAATTTCTGTTCCTCGACCACCTTCACGTCTTGGAATCCAGAAATCTTCTAACATAGACATATGATTTCTTTGATCTTTAATTTCACCAGTAGAAGCGTCATAAACTAATTTATTTTTATAACGATTCATTAAATCTTTAAGATATTGTTCTGCCTTTTGTTTTGGTAAATTTCCAACATCTACGTAAAAAATTCTACGCTCTGGTGCTCTTGAAATACGATAAACTACCATTGCATCTTCAGTTTGACGCAACATATTAAGTGGTCTAATTGCTTTATGTAAATGACCAATTACTTTTTTACTTGTATGATCGACAAATCCTGAATGACAATAAGCAATTGAATCTGGAGTTATTTTTATACCAGCAGCAGTTGTAGTTGAAGGATAATTATTATTAATTTCAAAATCAGTATAAACATAATATTCTGAAACTTTTGAAACTAATGGAACATTTGTTCCATTTACCTTCTTTACTTGTTTTTCAACTTTACGAACTTTTCTAATCTTGATCGGATCAACTGCTCTCAGTTCTTGGATACCTTTTTCTGGATGTGTAGTATCTATGACTATTTGATAATATAGTCTACCGTCAACATACCATCTTCTAAAAATATCATACCCCTTATTTCCAAAATCTAAAAGTTTAACAATTTTATTAAATTCTTGATGAACTTTAAATTTAATATTATCTGATAAATCAGTATTATCTAAATCTAATTTTACAATTTTATTTTCACGATCAAAAACTATAGATTGTGTTACAATATCTTCAATTGCCATATCCACTTCAGGATATAATGACATGCTTCGATATTGATTAATAAGAGCATTTTCATCTATAAATGATCCACCAAAGTCATAAACCGATGACATAAATCCACCAGTTTCGAGAACTTGAGTGCCATCAAAATTATCAGGAGCAACAAAAGATAATGCAGAAGTATCAGAACCACTAAGTCCTGATACTTCTTCAATTTTATTATTACCTAAAGCAAAACCAAAAAGATCAGATATAAATGACATGTATTTTCCTTAGTTATATGGTTCCCAATAATCGTAAGCAATTTGAATACTAAATTCAGAAAAACTGTCAGATAGATCATAATTAAGAGGAACTGCACCAATATCAACTGGGAAGCAATTCTTTAACTTAATTGATTTGTTATAATTTGTTTCGGTTACAGTATCTCCAGCAGTTATATCGCTATAACGAATAACCCAATCAGAAGTTAAATTATAATTTAAATTATGAGCATTTCTTCCATCCATTGCTTCCATCCATCTTTCAAATCCTGTTCTAAGATCTTTCGATGGAATATTGCAATCATAGACTTGTATTGCCCAGTCCGTATAAACTCTTTCTCCTGAAAACTTAACAATTCTACCTTGCCATGCAATTGGAATGGTTCCAATTGTAGAACCTGGAAGATCTGCTGCTTTAACATATATTGAAACATCATTTAGATCAGGCGCAACAACACCATCAGGCCATGCTGGTTCTATTAAAAATCTATTTGGTCTTACACCAAAGAAGTTGTTTCTAAATTCGTTTAATGTTGGCATTTAATTAAATCCCTTTTTATTTATCAAAGAGTAGATGAAAGATCCTTATTTGTAAGGGTAATTGTGACGTAATTTACTGAAGTTACTGGTTTAATTAAAATATCAGCAACGAAATAGTTTGCTTCAATAAGTTCTGGAGTATTGTTAGATTCATCACAAATGACTTTATATTCAGATATACCACGTTGACCCACGATACGATCTAGGAAACCTTCAGCAGCAATCTTAAATCGTGAACGAGTTGAAGAATCATTTTGTTCAAAAAGAACTGCTCTTGCAACTGGAGCAAGTGCTTTCTTAATGTACATAAAGAGTCTAGAAACATTAACTCTAGAAAGAGTAGTTGTATCAGATGATCCAGTCTTGTCTCCAAAGAGAAGTGTTCCATCTCCTGGGAAAGTTATAACAGGATTTACTCTTGTAGAGTCACTGTAAAGTGCATCTTGTTCTGTTTCAGTAAGTGTTCTCTTAAGACGAAGAACATTCAATATTCTTCCACGCTTAGATCCTGCTGGTGAGAACCAGGGGAAATAATCTCTATCTGTTCTTGCAATACATCCTGCAACATCTGGAGCAAGTTGTGTTTCAATTGTTACTAATCCTCCAGTATCCAAGTGAACTTTTTCACCATAAACACGAATATAATTGTACGAATTTGTTCCAGAAACTGTACCAGTTTGTTCTCCAGCAGTAATAGTTCCTGTCTTTGATGGAATAGAAACAACACCAATTACTGGACGTTCTCCAGATGCTCTAGTTTCTACTATGTCTGTAACTCTTGTTCCGTAATTTCCAGCAGTACCACCAGTTCCACCTTGGAAAACAATATCAAAATCAAGATTCAAGAATCCTGCGGTTACGCCAGAAGTTCCAAATCCAACCCAACAACCAGCACCATATTGGAGGAAGTTGTGGACTGGCCACCATTCAAATGAAAATCCTGCTGATATACCAGATCCAGAATATGCACCATTCAAATAAGATGCTGCACATGATCCTACAGTATATTGAGTAATACCAGCAATTTGATCTATACCACCTGCTAAATTAGTAATATAGTCTGAAAGTCTTGCATACCAGTTCGAAATATCAGTAACATAATAATATCCAGTACTCTTTTCTGCGGTTGTGCCTAAAATTTTTAACCAATCTGTAGGATTGTATACCGCACCTACTGTAGTTGATAACTCTTCAGTAGCGGGAACTACGAAAGATTCATCAATAATTCTAAATTTTATATTTGGTCTTGCCATGTTCTCTCCTTGATTAAACTTCTATTTATATGTATTTTTTTTAAAGTTTTAATTTTATCTACAACCAAAATCTGTTATTTGTTGGAATTTTGATGTCTTTTTTGTCAAAAATTAACCAGTTATCGTTTTCTGACGACCACGATAAATCTTCTTTTTGTTCTTCTATAGATTGTACACCATCGAAATAATAACCAAAGGGTAAAAGATCATCTTCTATCTTTTCTATTTCTTTGGAATACATTGCAAGTCTTACATCCATATCAGTAAGATTTTTAAAGAAATCTTGGCGAGTACACCATGCCAGAAGAACAAGACACATTACTAAATCATCATGGTGTCCATCTTCTGCTTCAAAACTTTGTTTCTTTGCTACAAATGTTGTGAGTTCTGAAATTAGATCAGCATCTTCTACTAGCAATTTATCTTCTTCTAAAAGATTTTTAAGAACAGAACATCCAACTTTTTTAGTTGCAACCGAAGATCGGACTCCAAGATTACTAAGTTTTGCTGATCCGAATCCTTCTGTAATGGTTTGACCTTTTCTTCCCAGCATGGCAGTTTTGATCAAATTTTCATATTCTAGATCGGTATGTAAGATATCTGCTACTTGAGCACCTATGTCGTTTGACTCAATTAGAATATACGCATTATTATATTTTCGTGCCACAGTCTTCAATATGGATGGAAATAACAATGGAGATACAGTATTATTTCTATAAGTTACAACTACCTTATACGGAAACTCTGTAACATCTACAATGACGAATGCGCTATAATCTTTTCCCTGACCCCTGGCAACATCTACCATCATGAAATATATGTGATCATTTTTTTCTTTATTTTCATCTGCTCTTATTGGTTCTTGATATACATTCATTCCTTCTTTTGTACGAATCAAAGGTTTTGTATATACCAAACTATGTAATTTTTGAGATGAAATTAAAGTATTTGAAGAACCAACGAAATCGCACTCAACTTCTTGTTGAAACTGCTTTTCTGAAGTTTGTTTAATCATATCCTGTTTCCACTTTTCATCTCTTAGTGGACCACCAGGATATTTTGGAACTTGACTCCAGTGTACTTCAAATGGAACATAATTATTCTGTTTATTAATTGCTCCCTTCCAATAGTAATAAAACATATTTAAACCATTGGGAGTCGAAATTATAAACATCTTGGTTGATTGACCAGATGTAATTGTTGGATAAACAGAGGTAAAGAACTCTTCTGCTATTTGTGTTGGGACGTGAGCAAACTCGTCAAGTAGAATTACGTTAAAAGAAAAACCACGAATTGCAGATGATGATGTTGCTGCTGCAATAATTCTTGAACCATTTTCAAGATGAATTGATCCTTTATTCCATTCTATGATCCCTTGTTGTAACCATCGTGGGAGATATTCATATGCCATACGAATTCTTCCCAATATTTCCATAGCAGTAGATTGTTTATTAGCAAGAATTCCAATATTAACATTTTGATTAAATAAAAGATAATGTAAAAGATAAGCACCGACAGTAGTTGTTTTTCCTGTTTGTCTTGGTAATTTTCCGATTACGAAACGATTATCATGTAAAGTCTGAATAAGATTCTGTTGATAATCGTACATTTCGAATGGAACTAGTCCCTTATCGACTGCAACAATCTTCACATATTTTTTAATAAAGTATAAAGGATCGTGAGCGCATTTGATATATTCCTGAACCTGTTCTGGAGTAAACTGTTGCTGGACTCCTACAGGTTTTAGGTTAGGATTTCCTAGATATCCATCGTTTTTTCTTACAGTCATGATTCCTCTGCATTATCTAAAGATTTCAATTGACTTCGTGATTGATTGATAATATTTTGAAGATCTTTAGTGGATCCTACAAATATAGAATTGTTTGTTGTATTTTTTACAACTTTAGTACCATTCAATGCATCTGTTTTCTTTTTATGTAAATCCATCAAATCATTATTAAGTTCGCTGACAGTCTTGATTAAGATAGAAGCAACTTCATATGCTCTTGGAGAATCACCAGCATCAGCGACTTTCATTATTCCATCAATCGCATTAAATCCTGTACTGATGAGATCTTTCATATTTTGTCTAGCAGCATTGAAATCGTGTCTAACTTGATCCTTTCTCTTGATCTGTACTTCCTTGATAACTTTTTCTGCTTTTTGAATCTGTGTATCTTGAACAAATTCAACATCAAGTGCTTCTGATATTTTATCTTCTGCTTTTTTATTCATGGCGAGTAATCTCCTGTTACACCTGTTATAGATCCAGTAATACTGTCACCAGTATAACCAATATCTCCAACATAATTTCCTGGACCAATGCATGATTTTTCATAGAAGTTAACGTCACTTCTTTCAATGATACCACCAGTAGATCCACATATTTCTGGATATACATTCATCTTTACAGTAAAATCTAAAACTCCAATAAGAGATCTTCTTGTTTCAAGATTTCCTTCAAAATCTTCATTAATTGAAACACCATTTAGAATTATTGGAACATCAACTTCTTGATGTACATCATTCATTTTAATTGTTATATTAAATTCAGGTGCAAAGTATGGAAGTATCTGTTCCACTATCTGTAACATATCATCCATGTGACGAGTAAAAATATAAACAGAAAATCCAATATTATATGGAACTTCTGAGAATACTTTTTTATAAACTCCACTTACATATGATGTTTTTAGATTTAATCTATTTGATTTTCTTGCTGGATCATAAACAATATTTGTTAATTCAAATCCCATACGTGGAAGTGTAATTTGAACTCTTCCAGTTGTTTCCTTTGTAAGTGACCAGATAAATTTTTCTTTATTTCCATATTCAAATGGAACTCGAATTTTCTTATCTTCAACACCATTCTCATCATTTCGAATAATATAGATTGATTCAAATAATGAACCAAATGCTATAACAATATTTCTAATTGATTTGTTATAAAATGTTTGAGTATGACTAAACATTAAGTGCATTCCTCTGAGAATGGATTATCTCTATTAAAGTTTAAAGTTGTTCTTGCTTCTGTTGCATAGTAATCATTTTCTACTTCTGCAATACCACTTACAGGATCTATTGGTTGAATAATATTACTTTCAGTTACGGCAGTTAGATAATATTCAGTTCCACTTGTAAGACCAATGACACTTTGAGTTCCAACTGCACCAGATACAAATGCTCCAGATATTCCACGAACTAAAAGATATCCAGAAGCAACATCGCTTATTGTTGCAGTAGCAGTCTTTGGAAAGAATTGAGCATTTATTCCAGTAATACCATTAACCTGATAAATGCTTTCACCTTTTCCAAATAGAGCAGTTCCAGTCACAGGTGCTGATCCAATACTTAATCTGTATAAACTATAAGATCTGGATTCTGCAATTTCATCAATTTCTGTATATTCTGTTTCGACATCTTCAAACGAATATGTGAACAATTCACATGCTAGAGTATATGTCGTTAATGTTCCAAATTGGAAGAATGGAAGTTTATCTTCCACAAAATTTATTTCAAATATACTCTTGTTGAAAGGAAAATAGATCAAATCTCCCTCTCTTGGAGTTGTTATAGTTGAAACTTTAGAAGCAATTTCGTCTTCAAATCTTTTTCTAGAAACCTGAAGAGTTAATTTATCTTGTATGTTAATACCGAATTTATTAATAAAATATCCAGCACCTCCAAATGATTGAACATTTTGAATATACATTTCAATTGGATAACCTTCTCTAAACTTAGAAGTTACATCTTCTCCGAATACTGGATCTCTATTAAAATATTCTCTTGGTAGGTATATCATATCCCTACCCATAGTTTTGATTGTTTCTATGGTAAGATCATTTAGTAGATCTATTTCACCTTGATATTCTTTGAAGTATGGATTTGTTGCCATTGATTATCCAATCATGAAATCTGATGGTAATTCATGTGATAAATAGAATTCGTTTTCGATTTCTCTTAGTTCTGCTACTGCTTCTGCATATATTTGAGAACCTTTAAATGTAATGCCACCTGGTAACTGAACACCATCATATTTCATCATGTTTGCTCCCCATTGTTTTTTAATGAGTGCAGTCACATATCTCTTGAGAAGACGATCATTGTAAATCTTTGGATATTCTTCTGGGTCGAGTGTTGCATATGCTTCAATTACAATATACTGCCCAGCAGTGATATCTTGACTAATAGCATCAATATAAACTCTACTAGTTACTTTGCTAAATCGAATTGATTTTTCTGGACTAAAGAATTGTTCCAACAAACTAATATATGACATTGTAGTCTGATAACCAGCAAGAGGCGTTTGTTGACTTCCATTGAGTCCACGATTAATTCCAAAGTAGTCTGTGAGTGCAAGTTGATATCGAACATCAAACATATTGATGCCACTCAATGGACCGAATCTAAAAACTTTAACTACAGTTACAATATCTTTACCAGTAGGAGAATCATTTGGATCTCCTGTAGGAGAATCAATATCATTAATATCAACATATCCACGGTCAATATCCGTTTGTGTTAGAGGATATTTAAAATAAGTTTTCTGAACACCATCAAAATGTCGTTCAGTGAAAAATTGTAATGCTTCATCAAGTCGATCCTCACATTGCTGTGAATCGACATTAATTTGAATTACAGGATGACCCAATGCTCGTAAGCAATATTCGATTAAGGTTTCTCTTGAGTCTGGTTCTGATGCTGGCATTAAAAAACTCTCCTTATTTTATTTATAAGGAGAGTTTTCTCTTAATTTTGCTTATTTTCTGTTGTTGGTTGTTTTAGTGGAGGTTCATGTGTTGTAACTTGAACTTTATCTATATCTTGGTAATTCATCTGTTCTACGTACCATCTACGAGTTACAGGTGGAACACCTTCGTCTGGTTTTGATACTTGGTAATTTGTAAAACCAGGCATCTGGAGTGGACATGATAAGCGTGGATAATCTAACTTGCTATACGCATCACCATCAGAAACCAACCAAGTCGCTGCCTTATCACCACAACCACATCCGCCACAGTAGAATTTACCGTCAGTCTTGCTATTCTTTAGATGTTCACATGGAGGAAGAACACCACCTTGTTGTTGATTTCCAAAACAGGAAAGAACACGCAATTGCTTAATTGGTTTTGTAACCTTTTCGTTATTAAGACCGCGAGATGTAATTGCAGAAGCAAAAGTCTGAATCATGTTTAACTTTTGCTTAATACCTGTAGGTTGCTTTACATCAGATTTACGAAATTCAACACTATTGTTTTGTTCATTTTGAATATTTTCACTAGGCATAGATTTACCTTTATTTTTGTTGCACGAACAACCCATAAATCACCTCATCATTCTAACACGATTTTACGGAAAAACAATACATTTTGACTTGTATATTTATTAATCAATATAGTTTTATAATTATCAGAAGATGATGAATCTAAAATTTGACCATAAACAAATCTTTGTCCATTGATTGTAGTTTGATTTTTACCAATATTTGTATATTTAAAATTAAATGTAGAAGAAGTTAAAATAGTTTTACTTAAAGATAAACTATTCGATTTTAAATACGCAGCATAAAAATACAATTCATAGATTGATGGCAGATAGAAATCAATAAATCCTTTTCTATTTTGATACTTGATCGTATTCATTAAACTTGTTTGCAGACCATCAAACGCATTATTTCCATAAGTATTATAGTACCCATCCCACAATGATGTTGGAACATGTAAGTCTGGTTCGCTCAAGTTTAAGAATGGAACTTCATATATCAAAGTATCTACTATAATTGCCCATTGTTTATGATTGTTTCCTATATCATCTGATGTGAATGTTCCAAGCGATGGTGTATCAAAGTTGATATTTCCATATACTTCTGAACTTACTGGATTGAATAAAGATGGTTTAAATTTTCCAATATAAATTCCACCTTGATATGAATCTCCTGCTTCTAATCCTAATAAATCAAAAGCAGTTTCAGTCATAGTCTGTACTGAATACTTTCCATTTATTCTTGTTGGATTTGTTGGGGCAAGTTTATTGTCACAATAAATCTCATTTGAATCTTGAGGAGCAACCCAATATTCACTACAAAGAATCTCTGGTCCAAGAGTACAATCATACTCTAAATCGCCTTCAGAATTTTCTTGCAAGGTAAAACAAGATCCAACTTCAAGATTCATACCATCATATAATTGTGATCCCGTTGACATTAAAAGTAAAGAATTCTGTGAACAATTTGCAATTTCAGTAGTATTGGTAGTTAGAAAAACTTCACATCGTTTTGTAGTATCAAAAGAAGAAGCATAATCTTCATTAGATAATGCTAAACAATCAGCAGATGTACAAACATCTGTACATTCTACATCAGTTGGAAATCCAGTTATAGTATCAAATCCAAGATGGCAACATGCTCTTGGATATCTTGCATCAATACTAGTTCCTGAAACATTCTGAACACAATATTGATTAAGATTATCAGGTGTTAGAGAAGATGGACATGGATTCTCAGTCCACTTTCCTCCTAAACGATCACATTCACATTTAGTAACATTGTTTCGTGTGCCAGATGCTAAATATGGAGTTGTAGGTGGATATGGTTGCATTTGATCAAATCCACCAGAGTCAACATATGAACAAGCACAGCAACATCCCAAACGAATATCTGGTTGTGGACATTGAACAGAGTCTAAAGACCCAGAAACCCCAGCAACATAGAATCCACCTTCAGTAAAGCATTCATAAAATGATTTATAATCTTTACCTCCAGATTTATCACAGCATACACCATAACTATTCAGTTTGTCTGAATAGTCTAGTGCTGATTTAATTCTAGATCTGAATTGAACGCTCATTTTAGTCTACTGTTTCAAAATCATCACATTTTCCATCACATAAAATTGGTAAATGTATTTCTTGATTATTTATGGTCACTTTAATATTTTTTAAGGAAGATTGTGAAGCACATTCTGGACTAATTTCTTTATTTTCTCCCCAATCTGTCCATGTTTGAATACTAAAAGTTCGTTGAACATATGGAACTCCTTCGTCAGGATTACCAACAACATCACTACTACAAGGACTGCATTCTGTGCATGGACTTAAATCACAATCTACAGTGGTTTCTACTACTGGTTCACCATTATCACATATTGATGTACCCAATAGTAATGCGTCAGAAAAATTATCAGACTCTAAACTACCTTGCCATACAATTGGTTGTTTACCACTATAAACTGCGCCTCCGCCATTTGGATTTCCAATAGGGGGACATTTACATTCTTCAAAACATGCAAAACAACCAGATAAGCAATGTCTTAAATGTGCTTTTATATAATCATCCCAACTTTTAAGTGTGATAAGATCATTTCCTGCGAATTGTCCACAGTCAGGAACCGAAGCAAAATAAGGAGGTTTAAATAAATATATGTAATATGATCTAAGTGTATCGTATGTTCTTTTTTTAACTAATTCTACATCACTAGTGTAATCAAAAGTTTTTATTATTTCATTCAACAAATCTTGTGGAGTATTAAATTCATATCCATCAATAACATATTTATGACCCATATGATTAAATAATAAATCAGCAGAAGTACCATCATCTCTTATACGACAATTATAAGATTGATCAATTGGATATTTTAAACCTTTAAACCATTCCCACACTGTTTCGTCTGGACTTTTATCTATAATTATTTCTTCTGGTAGTAATTTATATGCATTACCACCTACTGATTCATTCCAATTACACCCACTAAGACCATTAAGACCATAAAAATATTCTTCAGAAGGCATCCAGAAAACTGGTCTATACATTGAACAAATTTCACATTCTGCATTCGTATTTTGTCCAAAATTATATGTAAAAATATCTCCAGGACAATTTAATAAGTTAGGAATATCAGGATTTGAAGATTGAGAACTTGTACATCCACGATTTTGAATTGAAATACTTGATATCCAATGACCACCACTATTAGTACACTCTGTTTGATTTATAGCAGTTGTACATGTACCATTTTTACAACAAATGCCAGAACCAGATGATTGACAATTACTACAATTTCCTCCTGAAGTCCACGATCCATCTTCAGAATCACACTCTACCAGTGTATAATCATCTCCTAAACACTGTATTCCTTTACAGCATGTTCCAGTTGGTTGTGTAACAGTATCACCACAGATACAACCACAGGCAACGTCATTGCATTGTTTGCCTGGACCCATATAGTTGCCGCCAGTAGCATTACATTCCTGATATGATAAAAATTGACAAGTAGAGGTTACACTTCCAGTTTCGGGATCTGTCCTACAGATGCAACATGCAGCATCTGTTGGAGTATAATCGCAACAATCAACCCCATCACAAGAACTTGCATTTACAGATCTACCACCAAGTATCAACTCACACTGAACTCTTGTATAATTTCCTAAACATTGACCATTTTTACAACAAACTGCTACATCATCTGGATTACAATTATCGTAACAGAATCTACCGTCTGCTTTTAGTTCTGTTTCGTTTAGTTCACCTTCTGGATAATTTAAAGTTCCAGTTGCAAATCCACAAGTATATCCTGCCCAATATGATCCACCAAAAGATTCACATTCTGTGATTGAAATATTTTCTGTACATTTACCATTCGTACAACAAACTGAAACATCATTTCCACACGCTTCTTGACATGGCATTCCTGGATGAAATATTCCAAATACATTGTCACATTGTTGACGAGTAACATAATCATCACAAGTTAATCTACCAGATGCAGTCTGATAACAGCACGACCCATACAAGTAACCTGGAATACATTGGTATCTTGGATTAAATATACCATGACCACGATGAGAAACTGAAGCAATCCATGTTTCTCCACCATCGTAGGTAAATAATCCTATAAGATTTTTACCACATGAAAGATAATTTTGATCTGGTTCAAAGTATACGTTTGATGGGAATTTCCAAACATTATCTGAATCAATCAATATTGATATTGAAGCAACTTCATTCTTCTTAAATGGACCAGTGATTCCCTGAATACCTATCGGTGTTTTACAGACAAATGTTCCAGCAGCACCAGCATCCAAGAATACTCCAAGAGTTGTTCCAAATCCATTAGGAACAATTATGTTCGTTGACGTAAGTCCTGAAACTCTACCAATTGGAATTGGTCCAAGATTAAGTATCTTTGAAGAAGTATTTAAATGATTTGACGTATCTGAACTTGCACCACCATAAGTTGTATATGCAAAATCAAATGCGCCACAGACACCAGCAACTCCCAAGTCAGTTCTATGCGTCAGATCCGCACCAGCAGCAAGAACTTTTGTTGAAAGATAAGTTAATTCTCTTGCTGATAATGTAGTTGGATCGAAATTTCCTAACTGGTTTGTTCCAAAGTAAATACTGTCGATTGAGATATATTCATTATTTGCACCAGTATAAGATGCTCTTAAAGATCCATATGCACATAGACCTTTGAATGAGAATGTACCACCAGCAACAGCAGATAATAATATTTGTCCAGAACCAGTATTTGAACCAGTTGCAACACCTATTCCTTGGTCAAGTGTCGTTGCACCTTTGAATGTTCCAGTTAATTCAAATGTTGTTCCATTTGAGAGTGTAATAGTAACTGAATTACCATTAAAAACATAACCTGTATAATAAGCACCAAGTGATCCAGTATTTCCTGTGCTACCAGTATTACCTGTATTACCAGTATTGCCAGTATTACCTGGATTGCCATCTGGTCCAGATAGTCCACGAACATAAATGTTTCCAATTGCACTACTGCTCAAGTTATGCTCCAGTACAAGTATTATTAACAATATCTATACACGAATAACATGCAGTAGCACCAGACTTCCAATATTTACCACTTGGTCCAAATATAGCTAAATCATTTAGTGGTGTAAATATATCAAAACCTTTACACGTAACTACTAGTGGAATTCTTCTTACTGGTCTAAAATTAGCAATCTTTGATGATCTATTTCTAGATTTCATCATTCCCATTTTATTACTCGAATCATCATTAAATACTTGAGTTAACATTTTCTGACCATTACAAACTGCCAATGAGAATGAGAATGCTTCTTCTGGACTTAAACCAAGATTATTATTTTCACTTGTCAGTCTGTTTGATGCAAGATATGGTTCTAACTGAGAATCAATATTTTCTAATTTATATGAGTCTTGATCTTCAAGATCAGTAGTATCCCAATCCACGACTCTACACATACTGGTAGAACTCCAATATTCCTTACCAGACATAAATTGATCTCCACTTACTGCCATAGCAGCATTGAGTTCATCTTTATTTGCATACATGTAATTTAGTTCCGTAATAGATGGAACATACCAGTCATTGTATCCATAAGAATTTGTAGCATTCATATCAGATACTTTACGAATAGCAGAATCTATAGGATTGTTTCTATTCCATAGATCAATATATGCTGCTCTGAATGATTCTTTATTGTTGACTATATCATTTTCGGTTACATTGCTTGCCCAGAGTGTACCATTTCCAAACGAAAATCTTCTGTATGCTCTTTCATCTGGTAATCCATCACCATCATTATCTGTTCCTAATCGATACCATACGTCAATATTTTGTTTTGATGATTCATCGTGAATACGTGTAGTTAATAGACCATCTACTGGATATGTTGCTGTTTCTGGAGCAAAATTAATTTTTGTTGGAACACCATTGCTATCTGGTTTGTGAGCACCTTGCATCATTCCCCATGAAAATAATCTGGACCCAGAAACTTCTGCATCTTCTGGTGCTACTATCAACGCCCAAAGAATATGAATATCATTTTCACCATAAACTTTAGAAGCAAGATATGGATATGTTGATTCTACTTGATTATCAATAAATTCAAATTGAAGAATTTCTGTTGCAACAGTATAATCTTCTAAACTATAAGATAATAAACCTCTATATGGAGTGTAT